CGTCTTTATTGCCTTCACAAAGGTCGATTCATTGAACACCGTGCCGGTGTTTTTGTCGAAATTGGTGTTACCAATCAGAGAACTACGAGCATCTTGCGTAGCACCCATGTTGAAATAGAAATACTGCTTATTGAGGATCTTGGAAAGAGTTTGTGCAACCAAAGTCTTGCCACACCCAGTGGGTCCAACCATCAAAATGTTCTTACCACAGATAGCGGATCGAACAAGGTACTTCCACTTGGTATCGGAGATGATCAAATCCTTGGGTTTAAGGGAAATAGACTCTTTAAGAAGTTGAGTGATAGAAGTATTCATTTTGTTTTTTTATTACTCTACCACTTTATATCAAATCCAAATCCATGTCAACAAAAAACCGCCAGTTTTTTGAACTGGCGGTTTTGACTAAATCAAGAATTGTTATCGGTGATGATGATGAAAATGTCTATAAACAGGTCTGTAGTGTGTCGGATAGACAACCACTAAAGGTTGTGGAGGATAATAAACAACCGGAACTGGTTGGGAAACGACTACAGGATGAGAAACAACCACTGGTTGTGGTGATACGTACACTACTGGAGGAGGAGGTGCAACGCATACAGGTTGAGTATAAACGACTGGATATCCAAATCCAACTGAAATTCCAAAGTTAATTCCGCCTGCGGTGACAGGCGCAATCGATAACAATCCTGCAACTATTGATGTAAATAATGTTTTTTTCATAGGTTTTATCCAACAGTGAATGGACTGTAGAATACAATTCCAAATTCAATCGATTCACTTAAATTTGACGGTCAAATCGTCATCAGTTTGCTTTGGATACTTGTACTTGGCTTTTTCACCCTTCAAAGAGTGATCAGATTGTTTTTCAACCTTTTTGAGATTAACGTCTTGCATTGGTTGATCTGGTAGATCTTCCTTCTTTTCAACAGCATCAACCACCTTTTCATCGGTTTCTTGTGGTTTGTCTCCTTGATTCTTTTTCTTTTCTTTATCAACGCTGTTTTCTGCGGACTTGTTGTAAGCTGAATCTACGTAGTTGTCTTTTTCTACAGTGAGTGTTTCCTTGATGAACTTTACCACATCTTTATATGAAATACCGATTTTCTTTGTTCTGTCAGAATTGTCTTTGTATGCAAGAACTTCAAAATTGTTATTCCAACGTGGACGAACGAAAATATGATGTGGTTCACATCCACACAATTCAAAGTTTCCAGCGTCGTTTTTGGTGACGTTGTAACTCTTGTTAATCTTTTTTGCCTCCTTGTCAAGATCCTCACATATCTCAACACATGTCATTTCAAACTCTCTGTGACGTTCTTCTAAAACCTCGGAAATAACTCGCTTCAAAACAGATTTAACTTTTTCTTTTTCAGCGTTTTTTTGACGTTCAGCCAAAGCTGTTTGTAGTCCTTCTTTTACAAGTGTGCGTAGATCATCAAGTTTCATATGGTATCAATAAATATATGTGGGTTGAATATAACAACAAAAAAAGAACACCCCGGTTAAAGGGTGTTCTTTTAAGTTTAACTGTGTTTATTACTTCTTAGGCGTACCAGTAGGCTTAGGAGTAGACGTTGGGGTCACCGTAGGCTTTGGAGTACCAGTAGGCTTAGGAGTTGCGGTTGGTGTAACCGTAGGCTTAGGAGTTGCGGTTGGTGTAACCGTAGGCTTCGGAGTAGAAGTAGGCTTAGGCGTACTGGTAGGCTTCGGAGTTGCGGTTGGAGTTGGAGTTGGTGTTGGCATATATTTTCCTTTGTTTTGTATTTCTAATATATATCACTTACGTATTGAAAAATACGTGTTGTGTTATTATTTTATAGTTTGAAATCCTCAAAAGTGGCATCCGAAATTGTACTATCGACGCCTTTAACATAGCTACTTAGTTCTGTTTCTTGAGGAGCAACTTGCAGTTTTTTACTGTCATAATAACTATCCAACCAACCTGCCAATGGATTAACTTTTGCATCTGGATATAACTTTTTGTACCCGAGACTTGTAAGTCTATTATTGGCAAGCCATTCGATATAGTGTTTTAGACTGTCAGATGTCAATCCGACCAAATTTCCTTTGCTAAACAGGTAATCTGCCCAATCTTTTTCAGCTTCAACAGCGATTCGATATGCTTCATAAACCTTCTCTTCGTTGTTTTTGATGATGTCCTGAAATCCCTCTTCCGGATTGTTCATCCAGTTTTTGAAGATATTCTGGGTGATGGCAACATGTAAGTTTTCATCACGGCTGATAAACTTAATAATCTTAGAGTTGCCTTCCATCTTTCCACGATATCCAAAGTAGAAACTACATGCAAAGCTGACATAGAATATCAGACCCTCCGTAATCTGTGTTGAAAGAATAGCGTCAAACAACTGTTGCTTTGGATCTTTGGATCCATCATACCCAAGTAGCTTATCATACTTTTCACTGATAGCTTTGGCTCTCTTAACAATCTCTTTATCTTCAAGGACGCTATCAAAGAACTTGGTAGCATCTGGATATACGTTGTTTAGAATGTATGTATAACTGTTACTATGAATTGTTTCAAAGAAACTCCATGTATTCATACAAATTTCCAATTCGGGATTTGTACAATACTTCATAAGTTCATGAATACTACGACTCAACATACTGTCGGTCATGGTTTGAAACTTCAAGTTACTGTCGAACACAAATCTCTCTTCATCGGATAGATTCTTGTAGTCCGAAATGTCTTTGACCAACGAAACCTCTTGTGGTCGCCAAAAGAAGTTCAATTGTTGATCATATAGATCGTAAAACTTTTGATACTTGATTTGGTCGTATCGTTGTAACGATAGATCGTCTCCAAAAAACATTGGATTTTTTAACTGATCGATGTTTGTTTTGTTTAATACGGTTTTCATAATTCCTTTACAAGGCGCAAGCACCACTTGCACATCCGGTTGGTTCATCTATCTTCTGCGTTGTAACCGTAGATTTTTCACTAGAATCCATAGCGGTTTGTTTATCTCCATCGTCAGTGTTGGCATAATACAGATTTTTCAATCCATACTTGTATGCCAATAGCATGTCCTTGATTACAATCTCTACAGGGACTTTATTTTTGTCATATCGTGACGGAATATAGTATGTGTTTACACTGATACTCATATCGGTAAACTTTTGAATTGCTGCCGCTACCTTAAGATATCCTTCGTTATCTGGCATGTCAAATGCAAATGTATAGTTCTCACTATATTTTTCAATGCCAGGTACTACTACAGGAAGAATGTTGCTCTTGCTTCCCTTGAAACTGATCAAACTGCGTGGAGGTTCAATACCATTGGTGCTGCTCTGAATAACACTGCTTGATTCCACAGGCATACATGCAGTCAACGTACTGTGTCTCATTCCATATTGTAGAATATCTTTTCTTAGACCCTCCCAGTCCATTTGTAATGGTTCGGTAACAAAGTCATCAACATCCTTTTTATAAGTGTCAATTGGCAAAATACCTTTGCTGAACTTGGTTCTGTCAAATTTCTCACACTTACCCACTTCTTTTGCCATTTCCATGCTGCTCTTGATCAAATAGTAGCTTTGCTTTTCCATCATCTTGGCAACCGCATTTGGTGCGTTTTTGTCCCAATACTTGTATCCCTCTCTAGCGAGATAAGCGGCCAAATTACTCACACCCACGCCCAAACTACGACGTTTCTTGGCAAAATTTTCAGCTGCTGGAACAAAGTAGTTCTGGTGTTCAATCAAAGAATCCAACATTCTAACAATGATATCACACACGTTTTCCATTTCGGTGTCGTCCTTGATCTCCATCCAATTGACGGCGGCCAATACGCAAACACCAATTTCTCCGTTCTTGTCATTGACATCATAAATTGGAATCAATGGATGATTCACTTCAAGACAAAGGTTACTGGTGTCTACTTGATCCAACCAACTACCATGTTCATTGGCATGATCCACAAACATTGTGTAGATTCGACCAGTCTCAAGACGTTCTTTGGCCAAAAGTCCCATCAATTCACGAGCAGAAACCTTCTTCTTGAACTTGATGTTTTTATTGGCTTCAGCCTTTTCATACAGTTCACGGAAATTAGGCAACCCGAAATTATTCCACAAGCTAGGACATTCATGATAACTAAACAATGTTACGTCCTTGTTTTGCAAAAACCGTTCAAAGATCAACTTGTCTAGTCCAATGCAATAGTCCAACTTACGAACACGGTTATCATCTGTACCAGCGTTGTTCTTCAATACCAAAATATCCATGATGTCGTAATGAAACCACGAAAAATTGACAGTGGCACTTCCACCACGAATACCGTTTTGATGACAGCTCTTTACAGTTGATTCAAATGACTTTGCAAATGGAATTGGACCGGTATGAAGAACTTCTCCATTACGAATAGGAGCGTTGGTAGCACGCAAACGACTCAAATTTAGTCCGATACCATAACGACTTGCAGTAGCAAAACCTACAGCACTGTTGTTGTTAAAAATGCTACGAAGATCATCATCTACAGTGAACAGTGAACATGAAGCATAACTCTTCATAACAGATCGTACACCGGCCATGATTGGAGTCGGTAGATTGATCTTGTGTTTACTGAAGTAGTTATAAGCCTTCTTGACGTATTCAATTCGATTGTCACCGTAATTCTTGAAGAAAGTCATTGCAATTAGCATATAAGCGAATTGCGGAGTCTCATAGATCTCCTTGCTGCTACGGTTTTGAATCAAATATTTATCACACAACTGTTTGATTCCGGCATAAGCGAACTCAAAATCACGGTCATGCTTCAAATATTCATCCAACTTATCAAAGTCCTTCTTGGAATACCAATCCACAATGGCATCATCATATACCAACTTGTCAATATTGGTCTTGACAAGATCATACAACTTTGGAGGATTCTTTCCACCCCACACCTTTTTACGGAGTTGATAATTCAAAAGACGTGAAGCAACATATTGATAATTTGGTTTCTCAACGCTTATGAGATTTGCAGCAGCTTCAATCAACATACTGTGTACATTTTCTGTGGTCATTCCGTCAAAGAATGACAAATGTGCGTTCATTGCGACTTCTTCAAAGCTAACACCCTTGATTCCTTCAGTGGCCCATTGAAGGACTTTGTTGATTTTATCAGCGTTAAACTTTTCCTGTTTTCCGGTACGCTTCTTTATAAAGATTTCTTTGTTCATAGACTAAAAATTTGGTAACACATAACTATGGTGTTTATTGATCTGTTTATACAAAAAATGTTTGAAAATTTCATATATATTCAACGTTTTTTGTATAGTGACTGATATAGGATCAGTCGCTGTCTGTGTCGCTAATATGAGCGTTCCATTTAGAAGCTAGTGCTTTTTTCACCATATTCTCGCTATCACCCATTTCATTTAGTATTGACATACCTTCTTTTGAGTTTTCTCCGTAGATTTGGATATCACCACATCCAGCGTTCATTCGGCTTGGGAATGTCAATCCGTCTGGTCCGAATCGGTTTTTAATAACATGGAAACGTGCTGTATTGGCTGCCTTATCAGTGACCTTACGGCTGAGAGACATAACAAAGTCTGCCGTCATAATCTTACGATAACTGTCAGCAATACTGTTGGCCTGAATAATATCTTCATCCATAGCACTACGGTTGGATTGTGAAGCAGTCCAAACTGGAATTTGGAGTTCACCGGCGATACCACGTAGTTCTTCATAAATACCACCAGCCTCATTATAACTGTTGCTGTTTCTCTCACTGTGAGACGGTCTGAGAATATCAGCATAATCAACAATGATCATGTCGATCTTGGTGCCAAGCATTTGAACACGTTCAACGTGCAATTTCAAATGATGTGCAGATACCGTCTTGATAGGATAATACTTGATGATCAGTTTACCGGGAACCTTAGCAATCTTGTCACGAACAACGTCAACATTGTTACGAATGTTTTGGAAATCAATTCCAGTAAAACATGCATCATAACGAAGACCCACATAGTTCTGGTTGAGTTCCAAAGTATAATGAACCACGTTCTTACCTTGCTTCATCGCCTCTGCACCCAACTTACACAACACCCAACTCTTACCACTACCTGCACAAGCAGTTACAACACCAAGTTCACCTGACGCAAGACCACCGTCCATGATTGTATCCAATTCATTCCAGTTTGTCTTGATGGTATTACGTGCCATAACACTCATACGGTCCTCAACTTCAATCATATAGTCATGACCGATGTTTCGTTCCATACCTGCCTTCAAAGCAGAATCAACCACAGACTTGATACGTTCATATTGACCAGACTTAAGTAGATCGATACTGTCAACAATAGCACTCTTCAGTTTTTGATTTTTACAAAACTCAAGATACTGTTCTTTGACAAACTTCAAATCGGTATCAGTGATCTTCTGATATACGTTACGTAGTTGATCCTTTACAGATGTCTTCAACAGTTCGTTTTCAATGGTATCCAGCTTGATTCTGAATACATTCATTGTGGGCAAATCCTTGTATTCCATGAAGTACGCCAACGTTTCTTTTACGATCCATTGGTGTCCATCTGACTCAAATGAGTTGGGATCAATAATGTCAGACAACCGTTCCAAAAACGTTTTGTCGCTCAAGATACCCGAAATACATTTGATTTGAAATTCTGCCCCGTATTTCTTTAGATTATCAATAATTTGTGGTTGTTTAGTATTACTCATATATTCACTTCCTTAGTATACACTACGCCCGTCGTAATGTATAGTTTTTTTGTTTCGGTTATCTCACGAACGTGTCCAAACGTCCAAACACTTCACTTAACCATACTTGATAATTGGGAATATTGTTCCACATCTTGTCCTCGGTTATAAGTTTGGAAAAATTGAACCTGTCCAGCTTTTTGACTGGACCGTCTAGTATTTCGTTGATACGGAGTTGTGAGAAACTTTGAATCTCCGTATTTTTTAATTGCATCAATGTATGGTTTCTTTCAACTATACTCTTGTTGTCCAAAATTGTTCTATAAACCTTGTACTTGCTGTGATTGTTTTCACAGTGGTTATAGATTTCGTTCAATGTAACTTCTCTGTCTTCTGACAAAAATGGAAATGCCTTTATGATGGTTTTCAAACCAGCGCCATAAATGCCGTCGATGTTGTCCGATTCATCGCCTTCAAGAACTCTGTACCATATGAAGTTTTTACAACTGATTCCATATTCGTTCAGAATTTCAGCACACCCATAAAGTTTTTTCTTGGTAGGACTCCACACTTGAATTCGTTCATTTGTCAACTGTAGAAAATCCTTGTCGGCACTCATTATGGTTACATTGGTGTCATCTTTATAGTATTGTTGTGCAATGTAAGCAATGGTGTCGTCTGCCTCAATATGATCGATTGCCATAGTAGTGATAGGCAAACAATCAAGATAGTGTATGGATCTCATCAACTGTGCCTTGAGATTCTTTTCTTCCAAGTCGGCAGTAGAAAGATCGCTGTATGCTCTATTGAGTCGGAGTTTTGTTTTCTTGCGATCTTTGTATTCAGGATAAATCTTACGACGTTTCATACTTCCGCCGTTTCCATCGAATACAATTACGCATCGTGATGCGTTCAACAATTTCAACGCATATCCTACGCTTTTGAGAAATCCGGAGATGCCGCCGGTATGAAGACCATCGTCGTTCATCGACGGCACCACTGAGTATGCTCGGATAAAAGTATTGACGCTAGAGGCCGTCAACCAACAGAATATTACTATTTACGAGTCTATTCAATTCTGTTGTGACGGCCTCTCCTTTCATGTTTTCGAAAAGAGAAAATAGTCTTCTCTTTTCATTTTCGTTTATGTTTGTCATTTAATATATCTTCTATAAATTGTTTTTTATTATCGCATCTTTCCCAATCAAACTGCCAAATAGTTTCTGCACGATATCCTTTTTGGATTGCTGTTTCAATTTTTAATTGATCTTTTTCCCAAATTTTAGATGATTCTTTGTCATTATAAAACCTTGGATCTCTATGCCAATATGTACCATTGAATTCTATTATCAAATTTTTTTCAAATACATATACGTCATATGGTTTTCCATTGATGATATATTCATCTTTGACGGTATATCCAGCGTTTGTAATAATATCGATTATCTCACTATGTCCTTTAGATTTATAAATTGGTTTATGAACGCCATTTATCCATTGTTGTTTTGTAATTTCAGAAAGTTTACTTTTTGTCTCATCTGAGTGAGTGAAATTGATTCTAGTTTTGGATTTCTTCTTCCTAAGTTTTAGTTTATGTGATTCACTTAACGGTTTATCTTTCAGTGACAATCGTATTTTATTTATAGTTGTTTGAGAATGATGATATCCTCGTCTGCTTTCTTTGCGCTTTAATTTTGAGGCTTCTGATTGACTGTGCGGAAGACAGTATTTTATCATCGATTCTCTAGATTTAGATTTTGCTAATTCATTGTTTTTCCAATAACGATTAACTCCATCTATCATTTTTTGTCTACGATCTTCCGATATGTAGTAACTTTCTAATGATCTGTTTTTGTGAGCATTTTTTGCGGTCCTATGACGTGATATTGAGTTTATCACATCTTTTCCATAAATGTCATATAAAATTGACCTTATTTTTTGTGCAGTTTTACTTCCGATACATTTAATTCTAAAAATAGAATTTAGCCCACAATACGTTTCATTTTTTATAAATTCTTCATAGATTTCATTTGCTAAAAGATTAAGCTTTTCCGCTTTGCTTGTATTCATGTCAATAAATATAAGACAAAGCGGAAAAGCATCTAATGAACCTAATTTTATTATTCCTCGCCACTTCCAGTATCACCTTCATCTTCCGATTCGTCAAGTTCTACATCTTCACGAATTTCACTGTCAGGTGATTTATATGCCATAACAGTTGATTCGACGATCTTCTGATACAGTTCCTCTCGGAGTTCTGCATCTGCCTTAACGTCTTTAGCAAATGTTTTAGCATCAATCTTAACAACTTCACCATTGTTTCGAGTGTAGTTGTATGGACTCTTTGCGCCAGAAATGTGTGAATATTTCTTCAACACTTCAATCCAGTTACCGTAGTTGTCTACGCCACTATCATAGTAAATGTTAAAGTCAGTATATCTCATAGGAGGTCCAAGACGATTTTTAACTACAACCGCTCTGGTCTTTACACCGATATGAACTGGATCACCATTTTGTGTGACCTTCAACGCACCCATTCCCTTCAAACGAAGACGAACAGAAGCGTGGAATTGTAGAGCCTTACCTCCGCTAGTGATGTACTTGTCTCCAAACATTGCTGCTTGAAGATTGACACGTAGTTGGTTTGTGAAGATCAAAGCGATACGTTGTTTACCAATCATATCGTTAATCTTTCTCATAGCCTTGGAAATAATAATGGCCTTACCAGTAGCAAAACCATCCTTACCGTGATCGCTTTCCAATTCTGCCTTCGTAGATGCAGCTGCAACGCTGTCAACTACAATCGTAACAAGACGATCTTTATTTGATTTACGAACGTGGGCGACGATTCCTTCGATCTTCTCAAAGATGTCTTCCACCGTTTGTGAAGCGATATACAACATTTGTTTGGTGTTAACACCAATTGCAGTCAAAAAGTCTTGAGATACGGACTGTTCAGTGTCAATAAACACTGCTACTCCGCCTTTCTTTTGTGTTTCTGCCAACAAGTGTGCCGACAACAAACTCTTACCGGATGCTTCCAATCCAGTGATTTCGGTGATACGTCCCACCGGAATTCCACCATGAGGACGATTTGATATTGCAAGATCAAGCAAGTCTGATCCTGTGCTAATCCAGTCGGTGATTACCGATGGATCTTCTTTGTCATCCAAGAAAAATGCAGTCTTACCGCTGTCTTTGTTTGCTTTGTTAAGCATATCTGCCAAAGATTCGGTAAGTTCATCTCTCTTGGTTTCAACTTCATGAGTTACATGAGTCGATAGTTTCTTCTTTTTTGGTGTATCTTTATTTTCGGACATAACTTTTTAAATAGAAAGAGAGATGGCACACCTAAATGCGCCATCTCTCTTAAATAGGTTGATTAACTGTTGAACAGATTATCAAATGCCTTGGTAAGGTCATCAGTGTTAGCCTGTGAAGCAACAGCAGATGGAGATTTACCACTGGTCTTTGGAGCTGCCGGAGCAGCGGCTGGAGCAGCGGCTGGAGCAGATGTTTGAACCGATGAGGCAACAACTTCGTCCAATGGAGATGGATCACTGGTTTCAACAGCGGTTTCATCACCCGGATTAAGCCATGCAGTCATAGCGTTCTTGAGTTCCTCATAGGTAGGCTCTGGGAACAGATCCATAATATTGACCTGATTCTTGATCGCCTCAATGAGGGTAGAATTGGTAGGATCAACAGCAGGGGTGCTCTTAGGCTTCACACGAATTGTAGTTTCGGGGAAGTTCTTTCCGCTCTTTTCAGCGGTGGTAAAGATGACCGTAATGTCCTTACCATTAACAAGTTCCGTAATATCACCGTAGTCAGGGTCAGCCATGACGGACAGGATATCTTGATAGACTTGCTTGCCGAATCCCCAGAAACGAACACCGAGTTCCTCTTCACCACGGACGATGACAGGCACAAAGGTACGCATCTTGGGTTCCATGTCCTTACCACGTCGCCAATCTTCCTTGGAACCATTCTTCTTGAGTCTATTGCTAAATTCAACAATTGGATCGGGACGATGAAACGTGTCAGGAGACAAATAAGTCTTGCTTACGGGATTGCCAGAAGAATCCTTACCACCGATTCCATAATGGAACTTGAGTTCAATAAATGGATTGTCAGGTTGGTACTTGTAGGGAACGATTCGAATAACTTGTTCACCAGCCTTAGGCTTCCAAAGAAGTTGAGTCTGGTTGTTTTTGCTTGTCAGAGAAGACAAACGATTCTTGAGTTTTGATAGATCTACTGCCATAATTTTTCATTTAGTAAGTGTTAAGTAGTAATTAGTTTATATCTCTTCCACTCGAAAGAGACGGTGTAACTTATTACTCTCATAACTATAGTACGAGAGTATGAAAGCGTCAACTTATTATAGTGAAGATTTTCAGTGGAATGATTTTGACTGAAATCTCATTTGTTATAATCAAAGAGTTCTTATATAGATCCCAATTTAGTTGAAAACTTTTATCAAAAACGCCATTGTTTTCCTCAGCAATCAATCGATTCATAGCGTTGAGAGTATACAAAGTGTTTGTCTGTTTCTTTCTATGAATAGAAATGGTACTTCCCAATTTGTTGGTATTGTAAGACAGTGTGATGTTATAAGTTATAAACAATTCATCTTCGTTCTTTTCGTTTGAAAATATGAACAGCCGATTGTTCGACAAAACATACAGTTGTTTGATAGAAGCAACAATGTTTCTATAATCGTTTTTTGTAGAAAAGGTACAAAGAAGTTGGGTGTCTTTCATTGGGATGATAATATTTTCTTCTGTTTGCTGTCGATGCAATACCATTCGTAACCTTTGAAATTTCCATCACCGTCATACCACGCAGACTTTTCGGATTTGATCCATCCGTGTTTGTTTGCTTCTTCCAGTGTAAATTCCGTTGCAAGAATCTTTTGAACATCCACAGCATCCTTTTTGATTTGTTCAGGTGGTCTTGTACGTAGATTATCAACCTTTGCTGGTTCAGTTGGTGTGGTTGGCGTGGATGGTGCTGTTGGTGTTTGTGTTGCAACCGACTGTGCAGATGCAGGTTCCACTTGTGGAACGGGTTCTGTTACAGGTTGAGCTGGATCTGGTTGATCTCCGAAATCCAAGTTGGATTGACCTTTTGTTGGATCTTCTTCAAAATGAGTTCCACGTTTGATTGCAGCTGCTTTGTATTCTGGGGTTGGAAATGTCACCAAAATACCCTTTCTGTTGTATGCTTGACGTTCTGGGTATTTTCCTTCGATAACCTTGTTTGCCATCTCAATAGACTCTTCTCCGGAAAATCCAAACTCTTCAAGTTTTTCACGAAGAATGTGCAAGTGTTCGTTGTTGAACATATCGAAAATTCCATTTTCCACACGTTCGTCCAAGCAAATGTCTGATATCAAATCGGATACGTTTCTGTACATAATCATCTTTGTTAAATTATTTTGATAAGTCTATTGACCCGTCTTTTATTTTTGATCGTGGAGTAATTGCAATTCGTGTAGTCAAAAACAAATAGTGTTCGTTTCCAACATAGAAATCGTGTTTGTCACTTATAGACTTTGTTTTTACTTCAAATGTAGGAAGGTATCTGAAAATTGGATCGCCTTCACTTTCAGGCAATGGTAGAAATGGATTTGGATATACATTTCCCAAAGCATCTGTCTTTATGAGAAGCGCAGGTTCTGGGGTATCAGTGACGTGTTTGTCCATCAACAATGGTGTTTTGGAAAACATGACCACACTGCAATTTTCTCTTCCAAATGGAGCGCCATCGATTTTGAAATCCAATCCGTAAATAGACTTACCAGCGATTTCTTTGGCCTGTTTTGAACTTGTTGATTCTAACATCTGAAGATAACCAAAGAACGGATTAGATGGGTCCGGTACATAAAGATACTTCTTGGAAGTTTTGTTTTCAAAAAGTTTGCTAATTGCTGCTGCCGAATTTTTGATGATTGTTAGTTGTCCTTCGTTGAACAATCTATTGATTGGTTGGTTATTCAATACAACCAAATTTCCTTGTTCGTCAAACTTGGTGGTCTTTTCGTCGATCAAAACACCACTCATATGTTTCTTCAACCCAGCCAACAATCTGTCTTCCATCGATCTCCACGTTGGATCCTTGGCTAATTGTTGAGACAAAGTTGCAATGAGACCGTAGTGTCTAACTCCGACCTTGGCCAATTCAGAAGATCCTTCAGCAGCATAGTAATCAGCAGCTTTGAATGAGATCCAAAACGTTTCTTTGCCTTTGTCTGACAAAGCAATGTCTGCTTTTTTGGTACCGGTGATGAACTCGGCACTATCAACCTTTACATTTGAATTAAATGATTTACCAAGGTTCTTGAAAAACAACTTAAACGAAATCTTATCCGGATTGTGTTTGTCGAAGTATTCTTTTAGGTTTGAAGCACTGATCTTGGTTTTTTCATTTGGATCAACTGCTTGACCTATATCAATCTTGTTTTTGTGTTGTTGGTAAAATCTAAGCCACAACAATACATTCTTGAAGTTCGTCGAAATCTTTTGTCTGTCGAAAATTGTAAGTCCTTGTGGAAGATTGATTCCTGAGACCGGAAGACGACTGTCGTCTCCATACATTTTGATTTGCTTGCCGGTTTGTGTGATCTTGAACTTACCGCTGGCAGAATTTATCTTTTCTACCATTTGTCCAACTGTTAATGCAGACACCGTTGGAGGACATTTTGCAATAGGAAACTTGTCAGGCAATTCAACATTGCTGATGTCTACACTTTTGAGTTCCTCGTCGGTTGGTTTTGGAATGTCTCCCAAAATTTCATCCATGTCATCTATGTCAGATGAAGACAGATATTTTGGATTGCTGCTGGTTGCCTCTGGAAGGTGAGGAACTATCTTGTTGATGATATCAGATGATTCTTCTAGTTTATCAAACGAAAAATGATCTTGGTACCCTAGATTTTCTATTGCTTTGAATAGAAGATCAGCATCTACTTTCGACGCACCGCCATCTGGTGCAAGTAGAGAATATTCCAATAGAATGGCCTTTATGATTTTTTCGCGGTTCATGACAACACAATATGTTATAAATATTGCGTGTTGTCTGAAAACCCCTGTTTTTCAAAGCGACATCAACTGCATGTTATTATAATTCTTACCTACATAACACTTTGTAGGAAATCCGGTGGATTCCATTATTCTTTTTATACCCAAAATAGTGTCTTTTCCATCGTCCTTGTGAACATCAAACAACAAGGAATCGTAGGTGTACAATATACATTTTGTAAGCTTATCACTCAAGAATTTGTTCAATTCTATCAAGATTTCTACCGAATACTCTGTTTCAGATGCTTGTAGAATATAATTGAACAACTTGCTCGGAGAAGCATCTTTTATATGATTAGGAGATATGCTTCGTTTGAAAATAGGAGTTTCAACATACCCATATTCATTGAAATACATCCATCGATGTGTCATATATTCACGTATCTTGGAAAAATACGGAATAGACAGATATTCATCAGAAATGGACCCATACAACTGTTGAAATGTCAATACCTTAGACTTCTTGATTTCATCTTCGGAAAGATTTTCGGATTTGAAGTAATATTTGCCAAGATATTGATACACATTGGTGTTTGTGGGAAACGAATAATTGATCAATTTTGCAATAATGTGTGGATGATATGCGCTATAATCCAACATCAAAAGCAGACCATCGTTTCCATATCGTGAAACAAAACTTTTTCTGCATCCGTTCTCTTTGTTCAAAGCGGAATAATTGATACCACCGTATCTGTTACTTGGTCTACCAGTAGAAGTCAAAATATTGTACTCGGTATACACAGTATTGTTGTCTACCAAGTGTTGTTTTTCGGGAAAATGACTAGCAAATTCATCAATGTTAACTGATATACCGTTGGATTCGATCTTTTGAAATGTTTCGATGATATCGTTGTTGATCCGTCTGTATGAATCGTCCATCGATACCCTGATACTCGGTTCGATATCTTTACAGATGTCTAAAAATCGTGAAATGTGACACGTGTACGGTACAATTTTGTTCAGTTCACGATGGTCCTTATACTCGTTTCTGAAAAACGTATGACAGGAAGAATCGTATTCAGTTTCATCTATGATCTCGCCTGTCTGAAGAAATGTCTTCAACGAAAGATCATACAGATTTTCAATTTTCAGATGATGTAGTATCTTCTTTTTTGAAAAACAGTAGACAGTACCGTTGTGTTGTTTGAAAAATTCTTCTGTTTGTTGAATCGTGACTCTTGTCGAAAAGTCATAACTGTCGATTGGAATTACAAAACACTCCTTTTCACCGACACACTTAATCAATACCATCAATGTTCCAGAAACCGCAGGATGATGTGTATCAGACAAAGAAACAACGTCGATTATAACATCTTCGTTTTCGATTTTTGGTCGGATTTGTTCTAAAACATGAGTCATCAATTGTATGTTCATACATACAACCGTAGATGTCAACTATATTTTGTTAAAACTTCAACACCGATGATATCCCGGGCATTATTTTTTCAGCTTCAGCAACTTGTTTTTTATTGAATTCTACATAACCTTCCGTTTTCAACAAACCGTTTTCAAAAACTGACTGTGCTGGACCCGATAGTTTCCATTTTACTGACGTTAAGATATAAACCGTAGGAGAAATGGTCTTGAAATTGTCTTTGTCAACTTCAACTATGTCCTGATCGTTTATCTTTTTTACAAAATATCTACGAACAAATGGTGCTTCAAAATCATCTCCTTCTGGTTTGAAAATATATGATTTCGGAAACTCAGTAGGCACCGGATTCGTCACTAATTTTGAATATTTTTCTAAACTTGTCATGTTGTTGGAGCAGCGGTATTTAGATCTTTGATTGGTCTTAGTCCCGCAGTAATTGTGGTTGTCCAGTTACCATTTTGTAAAGCGTGTTTTACGTCGATAACTTGAAACAAAATGTCTTTGTCATATGGCTTTGGCAAATTGTCTATGGCAAATATATGATTTGTCTTGAATCCGGCAATACCAAGCAACGTAATTTCTGCTTTTATTCCCGGTTGCAATATACTATTGACAGATGCGTTTCGTGGATCCTTGTCATTGACCAAAAGAGTGAGCAAATCCAACTGCGTCAATACCAACTTTCTAACATAGGTTGATCCGTCATCATATGTTTCACCAAAAATAAACGCTTCTGCTTTATTATCTTTTTCCTTTTTCAACAAATCTGATCGAATTTGGTCTTCACGTTTACGTTCAAGCTCAACGTTTTGTTCTTGTTGTTTGAGAGTTTCCAAATCATTTGGTGTCAAATAAGAATCACCGGTTGTCTTTTTATAAAGACGATCTGTTGGATTGAACTCAAATACGTTTTTGATCGGAACACTCACTTTATCATCGTTCTTGTAGTTTTGTAACACCTGTTGAGTCACTTTATCACTCAGTTTGACACTGAAACTCATTGTTTGAATGGTGTTTTTTACTGCTCGATTTTTGAATGAATACAAGTAAGGTGACTGATCCGCACTCAGTTCCTTTATTCGTTGTATGTTGATAGCATCCACATCAATAATGGTAACCAACGAATTGGATCCACCATATTGAATCACGTTGAACTTCCAAAATCCCTTGACACATTCACTCATTTTGCTCAATACAAAATTGAGAATATCACCTACTGTTTCTGATTTATTTACCGCATCGATTACTACGTTTTTGTGAATGTACAGATTTTCCAGTTTACCCAAATAGTAGTCATACTGTTTTGATGGAAACTCTGTTTGAGCCTTGGTTTTCTGTCCGGTGTAGTGTCTGAAATAGTTTACAATTTCGTTCAAGTCCTGTCTGACATTCCCATTCATAACAGACTCAAGTGTTTTGTCTGCCTCTGATTTTGGATTAGCTGTATTACCCCGTTGATCATCAGGTGGATACGAATAGTTTTTTGCCTTTCCACGCACTTCTGCGTCCGGAGAAATGTTTGGTGCTTGTGAATTTGGTATCAACAACACTTTTCCATTTGTGGACATAAGGTTTTTGTGACCACCTATCCATGAGGAAGTAATATCAATTTGATTGAAAGTTGCACCTGTTCTTGCAGATTCAAGTCTTACAAACTTGTTGATCAGGTCAACAAACAATCCAAATGAAATCCAGAAGTCATCGGTTCCAGACTTGTCAAAACTATAAGAAGATGGTGTAGCAATTCGTGTTCTAGGATCCTTACCCGTATCAATGTTTCTTGGTATGAACACCCGAGTTTCTGGTTCTGGCCAACCATCAATGTCGAACAATTTTTGTTTAGGGTCCAATCCATTCAATATGGATCTAGGAATATTTTTGAACTGTGAATTGATGTAGGTCTTTAAATCCTGAACCGGCTCTGGTCGTTTGTTTCCCTTATCATCAGCTTTTGATGTTGCTGCCAATGCGGTAGACTTGGTTACAGCACCTTGATAAATTGAAGCATTGCTACTTACTACAGTTGTACAATCATATGATCCATCTGCTTCCACGCTATATTCAAACGATGTTACAATTCCACATGTAAGTTCATACAGAGAACGTCCCTTTTCGATTTGTTCTTCTTGTTTCCATGGATCGGTGTACATTGCTAACAATCCGCTTCCTTCATATGTTCTAGGATCGGCGTTTTGTCTAGCCGGTGCATCGGTAGATAGATTAAACAATGATGGAGACCCCAAGTTTGTCAGGTCCAAAAGACAACTTGGATTGAAATGATTCCATCCCCATTCTATAAACATGCTCACACCCGGAGTCATGAAATATGGTGTCAAATAATTGAGATGATCTTTGGAATGACACTTCCATTTGATGGTTACACTTCGATAAGAAGCAGGCGGATTTCCTTTTAGTATAGCATCAATAGATACAATACCCGGTGGTGGAACGTGTTTGTTGATTGCAGCACCAGTGGTTGCATATTCTCCATCAATTTTGTGTTCGTCGCCGGTTGGAGTAAAACCCAACACAGTTTGAGTACGAGCTTTTGTAATAGGATCAAATCCGTAATCCTTGTAGAAACCATTGACCCCGTGCAATACGAAACCTTCTTTTGATCCATATTTTGGATCTCCAATACCATTTGAACAAACACGAACCCAAGCACGCATTGGTCCTTTATAAGATGACCAATTTCCATCAATATCCCAACCAGCTTGATCCGATTTTAGAAAATTGAAACCGATGTCTTGTTCACGTCGTTCCAATTCCTTTCGTATAAACTGATTTATTGGTTGTATTTCAAACGGTGCCTTGATTGTTGTCATAACACTTACTTATTGTATGAATTATATGTATTGACAATTGAGTTTACATTCGCAGGTATTCTCAATTGAGTTCCTGCTGGAATTGACATTTTCCCTTTTCCGATACTGTTTGCTTGTGCCAATATCCACCATAACGAAGGATCCTTGTAATACTTGAAAGCAAGATTGTCCAAGTAATCTGTTTCGTTGGTTACAACATATATGTCGTTGGGATTGACTGGTATTGGTGGATAGATTCTTGAACCGAAGTATCTTTTACCATCCCATCGTTTCTTTATGTTAACTGTTGTATCGTATCTCATATTTTATTGGACTGATGCTCCAGCGTTTGGTCTAGGAACCATCAATTGTGTTGAAAAGTAATTGTCGTTACCAGCAATTTGAGCTTCGTTGTTCAAGTCACGGACTGAGTGACCAAACAATGCGGATCCAACAATAGCACGTTCCTTGAATATTACTGATAGGTCGAGTGAGATTTCAACTTCTCTAGGAAACTGTGCAAACTTTCCTTTTGATCCCTCCCATGAAATGATCTTGTTTAAATAACTCCAATCTTCTCCATATGTTTCATTTAAAGTTTCCCACGCTGCTCCTTCAGGTATGGTAAGTCCAACACGGTTGATTACAACTGGTTGTTCCTTATACATATCACCAATGGTCAACAACACAAACGACGGTACAATAAATTGATTTTGACTCAAATTGTCCTGACTAGTCGATTGTGTATAATCGGCTGGGAGTGTAAGACCGCACAGATAATTTACACGTTTCCACATTGGCAACAATTCTTTGATGCTATTAGCGATCACCTTGAAACTGAAACTAAGTGAACGTGTTACTCCTTTGTATGTGTACAATTTATCGGCACGACCAATGTACTCATAGTTGTTCCATTCTGATTGGAAACTGTCGTTTATACCCGTCACAGATGCTCTAAACGGTATATGACGTTGATTGACCATATCGTAAAAATAAAATGCAACCAAGTCATCTTTGTATGGTTCGTATACCGTCCAGTTATCTACACTAGTTTCATCAGTAATATTTCTGTCTTTATCCAAAATGGTAAGTCTGTTCAACTCATCGGCTTTGTGTGCTCCTGAGAACTTCTTGTTGTTTGTACTTCTTCTTCCGGATTTGTCAAACCCATCCAACAGTTGATCGTTTTGGTCATAATCATCCTGATAGATTGTATGACCGTCTTGCAGTTGTTGAATTCCAAATGTAGTTGCGTCTGGACTAGAAAAGACTTTGGTATCGGCATTATCGAATGAAACTGAGTATCCACTCGACTTGATATTGTTTATCAAATCGACCAGATTTTGTTTTCTTTCAACGTTCAACCGATCACTTGCGTCAATCTGTAGAGTAGCATTGATCTTGTCTTCTTTGTTTCCCTTTAGGTCCGTTGTCTCGGTTGGAAGTTTTTGAAAATTCCCATCCATTACAGCCGTCAATATGTCCGCTAGATTACCGTTTGGTTTACCGTCGTCTATAGCCGTTTTTCTGTTTTTGGAATAGGTACCATCGACGGTGTAAGCATCTTTTGTGGAATCGTTGCCACGTTCTGGTGTATTAGCGATGGTCTTGATTTTGGAAATCTCTGGTGTGTCTGACAGTCCCAAATTGGTGAACACCTTTTTACGATCATCTGTTACTTGTTTGACAATTGGATCGTCTTGCTTCTGTTGAAGAGTAGCATTGATTTTGTCACCAATGTCGTTTATAGATGATGGAATATCCTTGAATTTTCCATCTTCAAGGTTGGTCTTGAAATTGGACAAATTGCCATTGCCACCATCATCTTTTCTCTGTTTGGAATATGTGTTATCAACCTGATATGCGGGACGCTTTAGATCACCACTGCCCATTCTAGTAGGAATGTCACTAAATGATTTTACACGTAGAATGATAGGAGTTTCGTCGAACCCATATTTCTTGTAGAAATCTGTCTGTGGTTGAATGATCGTTTTATCATCCGCATTGGTCACATCAACCGGAGGCCCATCCATCTTTGTAGGAAATGTATTGGTTTTGTCGATAAACTTTTTATAGTTGATCAACATAATTGAATACTTGAACACATCGTCTGGATGAAGTCGAGAAACAGAAATACCGATTGACTTTCCATATTTTGTTACGTCATCTGAATCTTTTTCGAAAGTAAAACCGGTTGGTGCATTGTTGATATTCGGACCAGTAATAGATGTCTTTGTTCCGATCTTCTCTTGAGTTCCATCGACATATGAAATTTGTCTGTCTTGTGGAAGTTCGTTCTTTTTGCGGATGTTCTGTGGACCCCCCGATGATTTACCCGCAATCCACAGTTGTGTCATTGGAATTTCAACGCCGGTAACCGGATTGTGTGACTTGAACTTACCACGCAAATCGTTGATCATCATTCCATATGCACCTTCGTCGGCTCTATATCCAGTTCCTTCTGGTTGCTTTGAACTGATTAGTGATGGAAACACCGATGCTGCCATCGACTTTAAAAAACTGCTTTTAGCAGCATTTCCACCCCATCGTGAAGCAAGTGATGTATATCCAGAAGATGCAGTTTTTCCTCTCAACAAACCTTTACCGCCACCAGCGGATTGCTTTGGCAAAGGTGAGTTATCCGCAGTATCCTGTATTCCCGATCCTACAGTCCCTTTTGGTGAACTTTTACCACCATCACCTACACTGAACCCCACAACACTTGCCAATGCGCCTAATAACCCACCTCCAAGGTCGATGTGTCTTTGTGGTCTAGGAATCAAACCCAAGCTGGCTGGACGAGCTGCACCGACAATAGGCATAACCGGATTGTACAGTGTAGTTTCGTTGTGCGGTTGTAGATTTTGCAACAACAACTGTTTGAGAGCAAAAATTACACCGGGACCAGATACACTATACTTGGATATACGCACCACATCTTGCAGTGCAGATCCAATTGGAAATGCTCTAGTGTCGTATTTTCTCAACGCATTGAGTCCACTGTTTCCTTCGTTTGGAGTATACCATACAAAAGGTTGACGTGGACCGAACTTCAACAAACTGTTGCTATAACCTGTTTTTGGACTATATCGATCAATTATTGATCGATTATTCGCAATATACAGGGTTTCAATTTTTCCCGGTTGAGGAATATTTGGAAAATCTTCCGGTACTTTATTGATCGGTGGAACTATGTTTGGTAAATCTACGTTTGCCATATTCTATAATTATGAACTTGCATAAGCAAGTTGTTCACTTACTTTACGACCGTCAAGATAAACACTGATTCCGCCATTGGACATCAATGTGATCAATGCATCCATTTTTCTGTTTGTTTCTTGAATTGCAGCGATAACATCACTGCTGGTTTCGGTTTTTGTGACCGTTGTATTAGGAGTTTCCTTTTCTGTTTCAGAAAACACCGATCCGACCACGTTTCCGATTGATGATATCTTATCAGTCACACCACTTACCAATCCACCTCCGATAGAAGACAATCCTTTGAATATTCCACCAAAAACATCGAAGGTTGAAAGCCATTCTTTGATCTTGGAGAAAATACCAGTTACGGCGTCCCAAATCATCATTGGGACGGTTTTTATGTACCATATGAATCCCTGAATCATAAGCATTGGAACCATTGTTACAACCGAAAATACATTCTTTACAGCGTTGATTATGAATTCGCCAATTCCGCCTCCACCGCTGAACAGTCCTTTTATTTTATCAACAACCCCGGAGAAAAACTCTTTGATTGCAGACCATGCTTTTGGGAAGATTTTAACAATCGCAGTCAATATTGTGACTGGGATAAAAAACATACTGGTAAAAATCATTTTACCAATAGACATAATACTATTGATAACATCTTTGCCTGTAAAAATGTTTTTGATCAGATTCCACCCAGACTGTAAAAAATTGAAAACGCTCGTTATTCCAGTTTTTATGACCGGGAAAATCTTTGAAATTTGTTGAAATAATACACCAATAATAGGGATTTTTCCCAACAACGTAATTATCATTTCAAATGGTCCAACAAAAACATCATATAGTGTTTCTCCAAATGCCTCAAAAAATCCCATACCACTCTTAAGTCGTGTAAACATACCCCATATTCCCTGTAGAGCTGTTAGTATCCACCCGATTGGTCCAAAGAAAGTTTTTGCTGTGTTTAGTATACCAAAAATTCGTCCAATACTTCCAAACCCAGAAGCAAAACGGCCAACCATTCCAGTCGCAGATCCGAACAACGACGTAAATCCTGTGATTCTTGTCAATAATCCGGTAGCAATGTTATTGACCATTGAAAATAGTCGAATAACAGTGTTGAATATCGGTTTCAAAATATCACCGGTCTTTCCAATTACATTTATTTGTCTACCGATATATGAAATAATAGATCCTATAGGTCTAAAAATCGATCCTATGTTTGATATAGATTGACCAAGACTTCTGATGCTTACACCGATAATTCTTATTGTCCGTGATATGAATGAAAATCCATCGATTATCACTTTTATTGGAAATGATACTTTAATCAAAGCAACCCCAAGATCAATTGTGCCCTGTACGATTTTTTCAATATACACGTTTGTTCCATCCAACGCATCACTGATTTTTTGCACAACTGGTTCGATTGGTTCCCACAGTGCATCTAGAGCTTTTGCAAGAATTTTAACCGGAATCAACATTGCATTAAAAATAACAAGTCCAAGTTTCAAAGCCGGTATCAAAAGTTTAACCGCCACATTTACAACTGGAGTCAATATGTCGGCCAAAATTTGTTTAAACGATTTGAAAGTGTTACTCAACTGATTCATAGCACTTTGCATTTGAGCCTGTTGAAGCAATTGTTCACCTGTCTCTTCGTTTTGTTCTTTCAAGGCTTTTGTTGCTTCTTCATATGCCTTTTTTTGTTTTGGTTTTAACTTGGAAAGTTTCTCTTCGTTCTTCAACATAGAAGTTAGGTCGGCAACACTATATCCTGTTGCTTTTGCCAACGCTTCTTGTTGGAATACGTTCATCTTGGTGAAATCACCCATAGAACGAACTTGATTCAAGATTTCTTTCTGCGATCCGGCTATGTCACCAGCAAACGAAAGTTGACGTGCATAGTTAAGGTTCAAACTACGACCCAATAGAACACTGGCTTCCATTTCCGCATCTACACTGTCTTGGAAGTTCAACAATCCTCTTGCAGCAGCGGCAGATTTTTCAAGGTTTACACCCAATCGTTGTGCTTGAATTGCAGCTAATGTCATCTGGCGAACATTACCCTTCATCATCGTAAGAGTAGTGTCAGATGCGTTTGCTACATCATGCATCACTTTGTCCAATGGAACTCCAGCTGCTTTAGCGGCACCAGCAGCCAATCCGGCCATTCCTATAGCTTGTTTTGATGTCAATCCACCGACACTTTCCATTTTCTGTAGGAATCCTGCCGCATTTGATTCGGTCACCCCCAAATTTGCGTTGAGTTGAGAAACAGCTCTAATTTGTTCTTGCGTTACGGCATACGAATTGGAGAATGAGATAAACAATGCCTCAGCTGATTTGTATGCTTTTTCAATAGTAACTCCCTGACTGATCAACTCTTGGTTGATATTAAGAGCTGCTTTTTCGATTTCAACCATCTGATCTCTCATCAAACGGGTGTTATTACGAAACACTTCAGCTTCTCTGTCCAATTCCACAAATCTGTCAAACGCGTCTGTAAATATCTCAAGCATCTCTTTGGCGAGTTTTTTGATGGATTCCAACTTTGCCGCTTGATCTTGCAGGGCTTTAATTTTGTCTTTTTGTTGTTTTACACCATCACCTTCAATTTCGATGGTTTCTTTTGCTTTAGATACAGCATCATCTTTTTTCTTCAAAACATTTTCTTCGTTTTTGAGCTGATCTTTCAACGACGCGATAGCGCTATCATCACACAATGTACGTTTCTTACAATACTTCTCTTCTTGTGCAATTTTGTCTTTTAGACCTTTTATTGCGTCTTCGGATGTCTTCTTTTCTTTAACAGCGTCTTCCAATAGTTTGTTCTGGTTCTTGGAAAGATCATCCAAAATTTTATTTTCCTTTATCAACTCCTCGTTGAGTTTTTTAACAGGTTCATCGAGAATCATTGATGCAATTGCAGCAAACATTGACTGAAGTTGGTATCCTTCAGTCAATCCAGTTTTGGTAAAACGTACCAATGTGCCGCTGGCATCATCGAACGCAGCTTGAATATTTTTAGCTACGTCGGTGATGTCTTTTCCTGCGGCCGCAGCGGATTCTTGCATTTGATTAAATGCTCTCGCAAGAAGTCTAATTTTATCAGCAGTCAATTCTACGGATTTTCCAGAGTTTCTGGAAGCATCTGATAGTTGCTGTAAAACTTTTGCGGCGTCTCTTGGTAAATCGGTGTCTGCCATATTCTGTTACGTCCATATAAATATAGAAATAACATGTTTATCAACACTTTTTAGGTTTTATTTACCTCTTTGTGCCGCCCGATTCTTTCTGTGATTTTTCCATTTGTTCGTTTTCTTTTTTACGAACATCGGCTAGTTTTCGAAGGTAGAATATACGCAAATGTGTTGGTAGGTTGTATGCTATTTCTTGATTAAAAGCACCCTGTGAATAATACGAAAGATCAAACACTTGCGTATGAATTGCCAACTTATCTTCCGGTGTCAGGCCAAAAAAACTGTGCCGTCAATGGCACCGTGACCCTTTCTTCGTTTCCACATTCATCACATGAAAATGCAAATGTCATGTCCAAATCGGGTGTGTTTTCACGGACATGTGATCGAAGTGCCAGACTGTCTCTGGAAGGAAGTTCTTGTTCGACAAATCGTTTGATGTAATTTCGGTCGGTTTCACCATCAATAGCGATGATCATCGCTCTCAATCGAACTGTCATTTCACTGCTAGAATTTTTATTGATCTTATTGAGACCCTTCAATTCTGCGTCAATCTGATTCTCATCTCTATGAGTCAACAATTTGTATTTGATAGTTTTCTTTGTATATGGAAGAACAAACTCAAATTCATTCGTACCACGCACAAACTTCTCAAAATCAAATGGTTTTGACTTCATCTGTGACAAATCAATGCGTTTCTCGTTTTCCGACTGACATTTTGGACATGATACCTTTACAGGTCCATATGTGTCACCATATGCCAAACGACGGGCGGCAAAGAAAACCGCATTCTTATCACCTACCAACAGGTCATCCAACTTAATTGGCGTAACAATCAAAGATTCCAACAGTTTATCCAGTACAATTCCCTTTTTGATCAAATTTTGGTTTGTAAGAATATCTTCTTCTTTAGCGGTCATCATCTTAATTTCGATCTGACCGTTGCTTAGTGGATGTTCCTCTGGATAAAAATAACCTTCACTGGGCAAATCAATGGTTTCAGTCGGATATGTTGTTTTAACAGCGACTGGATTTGGTTGTGAAATTGATGGTCTAGAAATAGGTGGTCCGCCAACAATAGTGTTTGGTCGAGTAATAGGAATAGTCTGATCGTCCATAAATTATAACATCGTTCTTTGAATATATAGTAACCGTTATTGTTTTTTAGATTTTTTAATTGGTCGATCCACCCTTTTGCACCGCTTTCAAATTGTTATTTGCAGCCGTTACACCATCTATTGCTTTTTGTTCAGCGTCAGTTGCTGCGTTTAACGATTCGTCTTCAGCCGATGTATCTCCTCCTCTACGTTCCTCGGCATCAAGTTTTTCCTCGGCAGATTTACGAACATCAGATGCTTGTGCCAACTTGATTTTTGCTTTCTGCAACTTCAATCGACCAACTTTGGTGTTCAAATCTGTTATTTGTTTGTCAATAACTTTTGTTGCATTTGTAAACTTATCATCTTGTTCGTTGATTGTTTCATCAAGAACTTCATTGATCAAGGATACTAAATCGGCTTTGGAAATTTTCATATCTTATAAATAGACACCTGCAAGAAAAAACCCCGCCTTTTTAGGGGCGGGGTTAAGACCCGTGACCGTACCGAAATTAGTATTGCAAAATTGCGTAATCGTATGCCAACGTTAGAGTGATGTTGAGAGGATCACCACCGTTGCTCCAATCACCGCTACCGAATTCTGCATTTGTGATGAAAGCGCCACGGATCAACCATTCTTCAACCTTGTCACCGACTGGGCCTAGAATGTTCATCGTGCAATCTTTCTTGTAGAAGTCTAGGTAACCATCACGTCCGGTTACACTTTCATGTCCCAAACGAATCCATTCCATGACTGCCTGAGCACCAGATGGAACGATTGGATCGTACAATTCAAGAGTGATATCATTCCAAACAGACTTGCCTTTGTAAGTACGTTGAATATTGATATAGTCAATCGTCTTCTTTTCTTGAACAAGCTTTGGTCTATCAGCCTTTTTGATTGAGAAGGCTGGAACGCCTTCGACTGAGAAGATAAAACGATTTTGAATTTTTGGTTCAAAAACCGTATAGAACATTTCGTTTGGATTTAGTAGGTCTGCCATAATTTTTCTTGATTAGGTCTTGGATATAAATATAGTGACAATTTGCTTTTTTCTAAAAAAGATTATGATTCTTTCAAAGAATGTTGTTGATCGTATGTTTTGGAAATTGTGTCTTTGATAGCATCGATGTGTTTTTTGGATCTCAACAGTTTAAACACTATGTTTTCGGTGCTAAATTCACCACCTTTACTAAGTCCGGTTTCACGCATATTGTAGATCGATTTCAATATACGTTTCAATTCTTCAATGTTTTTGGTTTTAACGGCATTTCGTATTTGCAAAACAATGGCCGAATAAAGTTTCTGAATGTTTGATTTATCGAGGTTTAGAGATAGTTTTTGTGGTACTTTGATCCATTTATTGTTTAAAACACTGTATACACCCATTGCTCTATTTATCTCGTTGATATCCTGAATGTATGTTTCTACTTTGTATCCTTTTATGGTTATGTTGTGTTTTTTATTCCAGTTGGCTTTTATGTTGTCCGCCAACTTTTTGACCAGCTCTTTATCGGATCCAATTTTTGAAAAGTCTACAATCACATGAAGATCAATATCGCTATGTGGCCCCCAGTTATAATTAGCTACGCTTCCCAAAATATAAATGTCCTGAATTGGTGCTTTTAGTTCCGAATCAGTATAGAAATCCTGTGCAATTTTTATCAAAGCACTTCGAACTTCC